AATAGAGGGATACTCCTGTTCTGATTGCTGGTGCTATTCCTGTTATCTGCACTTCAGCCGATGGAATAACTAGTGCAGAGGTTTCAATCGTTGGATTGATTGCCGCTAGTGTTATTTCACTACTCGGCACTGTTATCACAGGAGCAACAATAAGATCAGGTGCTATAGGAGCACAATCAATAATGCTAGACGGCACCAGAATCTTAGTTGCAACTTCTCCTACGCTTTCTGGTATCACCCCAGCAACTTGCACGGTCGTGACAGGAATTGAAATGCTAATGCCACTTTGTAGGCTTGGCACCTCAGGCGCCACGGTGATCACGGTAGAAGGAACGGCAATAGCCTTGCCGGTGGTAAAGATCGGCGGGTTTGCAGTGATTGAATACCCGTTCACGCTAGGAACAAGAATCAAATACGATTCTGAGAATGTAACACCCACTCTAACTTGCGTAACATATTCTTCAAACAGGAATAACGCATACGAATAATCAACCGTTGCGGTGCCAATGCGAATGCCAATGTAGTATTGCTCACGCCTCAAGACAGGTCCAATTATAGTTGCTGTATTGTGCTTCACAGCATAAGTATCAACACCATTGCTCGGCAATGCAGCTAAAACTGGCGTCAGATTGAGCGGATTAAAGCCCGTTGGTATTGCAATGCTGTTAGCCTTGCTACCTGTACCGATGATCGGATTGCCTGCCGCTGGTAAGCCAAGGCTTGATACTGGTAATCGAAGCCAACTTGTTGCTGGAGGTGTTGAGCCATAATATCCAGTAACACCAACCAGCATTAAATCGGAACTTACGACAAGTCCATTTGAATCCCACGCATAACTCAACGCATCAAGCAAGAATGCGCCTTCAACATCAGCAAGCCTTACATAAACAGGACTCAGCTCTAGTGTTGGAATATCGCCAAATCCTGTAACGATATTTTGACCAAACGCATGGCCAATATCCATTAGGCTTTCTGTTATAGCATATTCCTCAGCCGCTAATCTTGCATTGTTTCTGATCAGTTTTCTTTTGTTGCCATGCACAAAAAGGTAGTCATCGGGTGCAAACGGCATTTCATAATTAGCCGTCTGAGTATCATCAGAAGAAATGTAGGGTACGTTTTGAAATTGAATTACACCCCTGAAGCACCGCTTGCCACTTTGTTCTTGAGTCTGTTGCCGCTCTGTTCGCTGACTACCGCTATTGCCGCTACGCAGCGATCGTGGCTCAACTGGTTCATTTACTGGTTCATATGGGTCATCTGGATCGTAACCTGGATTATTCGGGTCTGACTCGGGCAGCTTTTCTAAATCTGGTCGATCTAGCTTGTTTGTTTCAAAGCCGTATTCTCCTTTTCCAATTTCAATCTGAATCTCGGTTCCTTCAAATATCAACTCCGTCATGTATTCCACCATCGTACTTATTAGTTCATTGCTTCGCTCGGGATCAAAAGCAATGCTTTCTAATTGCTTCATTGCTTCGGCAAAACCTTGCTTACCAAAATCCCTTAATCCATTTGCAATCCACGTACTGGTTTCTGTTTTTGTTGACTCTCTTTTGTAGGATGATGATGTTTCAATTCCCAGATCCGAATTTATTTCGGATGTATTTTGCCATTCAACTCTTTTTTCGTACAATACTTCTCTAATTGTTGACAAAAACACTGCTACGCCAGGATCATAAAACTCATAAGTTGGTATATCAAGGCCGCCAGCCAATTCAGCCATAGTGATATAAGTCTCAGTAGTTTCCTTGTATAAAAAAGGACCATCAGTTGTTGGCAAGTATTCGTAATAAGTTACAGTTCTGGTTATCGCATCACCAGACGGCAGCCCCGCTCCCCTACTTAGACGATCGACAACATAATTCTGAGCAACGGCTGCCTGTGTTGTGCGCTTGATTTCTTCTTTTTCAACCAATACATCAGTAACCTGCGGTTTCCCCTCAAACTCCGTATATCCAGTTTGTTCGATCTCGGAAAAATACTCAAACCTTTCGTATAATGAAAGCGTCATGCTTTCATCTGTACTGGTTAAATCTACTGTTTTTTCTGATGGACTTGGATTACTTGCCGTGCCCTTGGGTTGATATGTTAGACGCAGTATAGCTGGAGGAGAAATTGTGTAACTAAACGACCAGTTTGTAGGCGGAATTACATTGCCCATGTTTAACCCACTACCACCCACGTATTATCAACCCTGCCCCATATTACTTGATTTGCCTCGGATCCTACTATTTGAATATAGGCATCTCCATTCTTCGCGCTAGACGGAAGATGCTCTATGAGCCTAATATAGCCCTTAATCCTGAAACCAGTTTCAACCAGTAGAGGTGACTCAATGGCCGTATAACACATGACGTAATTATCGGGCGGTTCCTGTCCTGTTGATATTGGCTCAATACTTTCCAAATTGTCATGCGTCAACACGGGACCAACTTCTCCCTGTGTTAAATTAATTTTGACAACTTGAAATTTTCCATCAGGTAAAATTCGACCAAAACACGACTCAGATTTTATTAAGTTACCAATTATTTCTACGTAACCACTAGATAGGTCAATCGTATTCCGCATAAACCTAAACAACAACGGGCGGGATAAGGGTGACAACTCAAGACCCATTCTCGCCAAACAAAACTCTAAGACTTTTTGCGCCAAAATTGGAACAGAAACATTTACTTTTCCATACTCAAAAGTCTTATCTGAAATTTGCTGCCATTTGTTCATCACGTCAACGGCTGCAGGCCCTTCAAAATAGTATGTTCCATTTGGATCAACGCCGCTGTCTTTAGTTTCTTTCTTTTGATCCTTTACGCTTTTAGCATACATCGAAAACAATTCTTTGTAGAGCTTATCCAATTCTTTTTTTCGCTGATCACGCAGCGGAACAATGCTTGCAAACTCAGGTGGCGTATAAAGATCAGATGTGTAAAATATCTTTTCCTTCTTATTCTTCATCAATGTAAGTCGGCAACCAACTTCAATTTCAGACGTGCGTTCAATTGGATTTGCAATTGCCCTGATCACAAATAATGGCTTAGGAAATCTTGTAATCGTATTGTATTGTGGTCTTGCAATTACGATATTAACAGGTGTGCCACGAGCTGGTGTCACAATACCATTCATCTTAAGGCGACCTGCTGTCATCACAAGGCCAGATCCATCACTGATGTGATTACTGCCAATATCACCCGATATACAGGTGCCAATATCAGTTGAAACAACAGCTCTAAAATCTACTGTCATTTGATTTGCACTAACTCCACAGATACTTCATAGCGTGTTATTCGCACGCCATTCTTTATCGTAGGTTTCCATGTTATATCGGGCACCGTTACTGGATACCATGAATCCTTGGCTGGTGTCGTTGTTATGATATTGCGATACCATGTCCTGATTGTTGCATCAGCACCTGGCGTTTCGGTCCACCCACGGACCTGCTTTACTTTAGTGGTGGTCAGCGGACCACGTATCACATGGGTGCCCGTGGCAGCTAGCTCAATCGTGGGGCCATCCTTATCAGTATCAGGTGTTTCTGTTAAATTAACAATAATTGTGCCAAGTGTATAATTGCCAAAAATTTCTTCATTTTCTTCGTTTGCTGCATTTTCTTCTTGCTCGCGTTCTTCAAGTAAAATTGCTAATTGCTGGTTAGCGTCTATCAACTCAAACGATACGCCAACCATTGCACCAACAGCTGTCGGCTGTGGTGCTTGTGTGAACCAAGCCGGTACATTAGACCAGCTCATCCCATGAAATGATCCAGAACAATTAACAGTTGTTCCAATCGAAGCTGATAGCAACGTATCTGGATCGCTGATTCGTAAATCACGCCAATCAAGATAAATTTCATTTAATGCAAGCCAATCAGTTGGTGTCAACACTGCTTGAACAGGCCATGTTCGCGCAGTGCGACCCTTGAACGCATCACCTGAATGCGAAAACGGCAGCTGCTTTAGCGCTTTAATTGTTAGCGTATCAATTGTTATTGACATATCTACCTGAGCAGTGATCGCATGACTTGACTACCACTCGGCCCTGTTTTTGTGGTGACATTAACATTCCAGTCCTTTCTGGCTAGTTCCGCCACCTCTGCTCTTAGCTTACCAATTTCAATTGCCAACTCAGCATTCAACGAATCTGAACGTGTCGCAAACAATCCAAGATTAGTATTGGATTCTTTTGTACCCTGAATCGCACCTTGCTCCCTTAGTCGTGATGTAACACCAGCGGGAATCACGACACCACTTGATGGGGCACGCCAAATGCTATTTGCTGGTGCATTGATCATTCGCAGCACCCCACCGCTCAGCAGTGATTCGGGGCCCAGCTCATTCACACGATAGGCCTCTCCAGCCTCCACGGGGCCCCCAGACCATCTGGCGCCCGGTAGACCAGAAGCCTTTTTAAGTGCGTCATAGAACCGCCAGGCCTGGTCTGCAGCGGCTCTTGTGCGGTTAGCAACGGCATTCATCTTGCCATCAAGGTTCATCGAGCCGATCTGACTTGCGAAGCCCTTTGCTTTCGATAGCCAACCTGCAAAATCTCTTGCGCCCTGCGCTGCCTTAGGCGCACTCTTGCCTGTTGAGGTAAATGCCGTTGCAATATCAGAAGCTGGCCGACTTGCGCCACCAATGCTGGTGCCGATCTTGCCCGCTTCTTGCGCAGTTTTTGTTGCTGCTGATTTTGCACCATCGAATCCAGATTCAACATTATCAATAGCCCCTTTGGCGCCTTGAATTGAGGTGCCAATGCCCTTAGCAGCTTGTGCAGTATCACCCGCAGCATTTGACGCACTACCAAAGTTTGTTGCAATTCCTTTGATTTGCTGTGCAGCTGTTGTTGAGCTATCTCCAATGTTTCCAGCAGCAGTTGCTGCATCATTAGCTGCAGTAACAGTTCCCCTCATGCCGGTATTGAGTTCATCGGTCACACGCTTAACTAGCTCCTGATTCGTGCCAAGCACTAATGCACCACTAGACGCTTCTTGTAATGCCGTGCCAGTATCTTGAGCATAGCGGCGAATTAAATCCTGTGCCTCAGCATTCTTTGTCGTGACAACATTAATTCCATTGCCTGCTGTTACAAGGCTATTGATAGCTTGCAAGCTACCATCAGCAGCCACCTTATAGCCAAGTTGCGCTAACTTAGCGGCTTCAGCATTGATTGCAGTCTGCCTATTTGCATCCGCGACTGCTGTTTCGATTGGCTGTACTTGCTTGAGTAGATCAATTTGCTGTCCCTTGATTCCTAGAATTTCTCTCTGCAAAATTAAATTTGCCTCTGCTGCTGCTTTCTCTTCAGCTGTATTAGCCTTACTTAGCTCAGCTTGTGCCTTCAGAACTTCCAATTGCTGTACCTTAAAACCGGCTTCCGCTTCAAGCCTTGCTTTCTGCTGTGAAATTTCCAGCAACTGACGCTGCAAACCTTGCTCTGCAATCAGCGCTTGATACCTGGCCTGTGCTGCTTGAACATCAACAGCATTGATCTGATCCTTGATTTGCTTAATTTCAAATTCACTTGCTTTGCGATCTTCAGCTTGCTTAAGCTGAAAGCCAAGCGCACTCTTTACAATATCAAAACGTGATTGCTCTTGTTCTGATAATGCTTTTGATAAATTAAGAAGCTCTTGGCCAACTTTTAGCTGATTATCCGCTGCCCGAACTGGTGCCTCAGCAATAATTCTGTTCAACTCAGCTTCGGCTTCGGCACGCTTCTTGACAGCTTCTTCGGCTCTCTTCTGCGCTTCCCCCGACTGCTCTGTTTCCTGAATATCAGTCTTCTGGATGCCCGCTTTTTGACGCAAGGCATCAGCAAGCATATTGACTCTATTTGCGCCGGCTTCAAGGCCAGTTGCATATTGCCTCAATGCTTCTGCTGCTTCGGTTTCACCTCTTGCATCCAGCGCCTCAGCCCTACGACGCAATGCTTCAGCAGATTGCTTTGCAGCTTCTCCTTGAGCCTCTAATGCTGAAATCGTTGCAATGATATTGGCCTTAAATTCTCCTGATGCCGCCTTACCATTTTGCAGTTCTTTCAGGAACTCCGTTGCTTTATCGGCAGTAGCATCAAGGTTATTGCCTAGCTTCTCTACCTCCTGCTGGACACGAATCAATTCCATCCCGGCGCCAAGGGACGAGAAAAACTGCTGGAACGCATTTCCCTGCCCCTGAACAGTCTTGGTCGTTTCACCTAAAGCTGCATTGAGTCGATTTGAAGCTGCTGCTGATTTATTCTGTGCTTCTGCAAGATCCTCTGTTACCTGATCAGCGCCACCAAATACTGCTTTGTAAGTAGCGATTGCCGCAGCAACTGCACCAATAATTAGTAACAGCGGCGCCCATGGCGCTAGCGCTGCCCAGGTCGCTTTGGCGAATACTGCTAGACCACCAGCGGCAGCCTTCAGGCCAGTAGCCAAACCAGATAAAACCGTACCTGCTTTGACCGCTTCGATCAATCTTGCCAGTGAAGTTGCCGCAGCAAGAACTGCACCTACCAGCTGCCCCTTCAGCGCATTGGACAGAGACGAAATAGCACTAATCGCATTAGCAACGGTTAGGGCTTTTAGGGCCGTGCCAAATTGAGCCACGGCAACAGCAGCAATAGTTGCAGCAGCTGTTAATGTATTCCGCATTGCCGCAGCAAATGCCGCAACATTTGCAATAGCTGCTGTTACAGTTGTTGATGCAATCGCAGCCTGAAATAACTGTATCGCAATAGTACCTGCAGCAATCGCCGCAGGTACACCAATAACAACCGCAAGAAATGCCTTAATTGATCCTGGTGCTTTTTGAAATGCGGTAACAGCCCCGTTGATTGCGCCAACAATCTTATTTAATGACTCAACAATAGGCAGCCCGATAGACAGTGCAACTTGACCAATCGTAATACTCAACTTGTTCCATTCAACACCAAAAGTCTTTAGCCTTTCGCGTGATGAATCAAGTGTTGTTGCAAGGCGTGCAAGCTCAACATCATTTAGCTTTTCAATTGCAGTAATGACGACATCGGAGGTTAAATTACCCTCCTTGGCAAATTCCTTCAGTTGGCCAACCGTCATACCCACTTCATCTGCAATAGCTTTTGCAACAGGCGGTAATTGCTCAAGAATCGAGTTAAGCTCCTGACCAGCAGTTTGGAAATCACCAGCCAATGCCTGCCTTAATTGCACTAATGCACCCTTAACTTCTTCTGTCGTAAGACCAAAGTTCTTTGCAGCTGCTGCAGTGCCAGTAAATATATTCTTAACACTTTCGAGTGATACACCAGATGGCCTCAGTACGCCATAGAGCTGCAAAAAGCCTTCCGCCGCTTCAGTGGTGGTCAGATTCAGCTTTCTCGCACTATCTTCAATAGCTGCCTGTGCCTGCTCTGTTTCACCGTATTGATCAGCAAGTGCCTTGAGGCGCACCTGAGCAGTCTCAGACGCAATTGCTGCATCCGTCAGTGTCTTGGCAAACAACACCGTGCCACCACCAATGATGCTGATTTCAACAATTGCTGTCGTCAGCGCACGCAAGCTACTTTTTAGATTGCTTCCACTGGCGGTTGCCCTATCAAGTTCGACTTGTGTTTTCCTGATCTCAGTTTGAAGCCCCCTGAAAGCACTACTACCTGTGCCAACGGTTTCCAGCTGTCTCTGTAGCTCAGTAAGTCTTGTTTTGAGCGCAAGAATGCTGGATGGATCTGCCGTAATGAGGATCTTGCGTTGCTGTAGTTTATTTAGTTCTCCCTCCAGCTCGTCTATTCTAAGTTTTGTTTGCCTTATCTGGCTGTCATCCATATTTATGGATACCAGCTTCTTTTGTAGACGCTGCAATTCAGCTTCCAGCCTCTGCGTAACAGCAGTAAAGCTATTGGCATCTACATTAACTGTTACTTTCTTTTGCTTGATTTCGTCTATCTGCCGCTCCAGTGCTTCAATTGCCCTTTGGGCTTCAGCAAAATCTGCAGTATCTGCTCGCAGCTTAACTTGCTTGCTCTCCAGGTCTCTCAAATCATTTTCTAACGCTTGAAGCGAACCTGACTGAACATCAATATCAATAGTCAGTCGATCAAAACGAGAAATTATATCCCTTAATTCCTGAGCTTTTCTGGCAGTCTCGGCTAGCTCTGGACTGTCAATATCAATTCGGATGATCTTATTATCTAAGTCCGCAAGCTCTCGCCTTAGCCTTGTAGTAACTTCAAGAATACTATTCGCATCAGCATCTATTGTGATCTTTTCATCATCAAGTAAATCAAGCTCTCGACGTACATTAACGATCTGTCGCTCTAAATTCCTAAATGCTGTCGGATCTACTTCAATGTCAATCTTGGCTTGTTGACTAATCAAGCCCTGTAACTTCGCCTGCAGGCTATCTATTGACTTACCATTTATATCTATAGAAAGTGTCGTTTTACGCTGCTGCAACTTATCAAGTTCACTCTTCACATCTCTGATGCTCGCCGCCGTCTCCTCTATCCTCTTGTCATCCATATTGATGGATATAAGGTCTTTCTCTAACCGCTGCAATTCATTCTCTAGCCTTTGCGTTACGGCTAGAAAGCTATTGGCATCTACGTTGATGGTAACTTTTCTGTCTTGAATGCTTTTGATCTGATCCTTTATGGATGTGATTTCTTTTTCAATCTCACCAAAAGCGGTTTTATCAGCACTGATCTTAATTTGTTCATTTTCTAGGTCATTCAACCTCGCCTGCAATGCTTGCAGCGAATTTACATCCACATCAATATCAACTGTCAACTGATCTAGTCGAGCAATTTGCTTTTCAAGATCGCGTGCTTCCCTGCCAAGCCGGTCAAATTCTTCTTTATTTGCTGCAATATCAATACGAATTTGACGATCTTTAATATCCTTCAGATCCTGCTTCAATCGTGTCGTGATAGCTAGAATACTATTTGCATCAGCATCTATTGTGATCTTCTTATTCTCGATTGCATCTAGCTGCTTCTTAACATCTTTGATGTAGCGAGCCAGCTCAACTACATCGCTATCGTCCATATTGATAGAAACCTGATACCGTTCTAGGTCGCGCAATTGCGCTTCTAGCCGTGATACAACAGCAGTAAAACTGTTAGGATCAACGTTAATCGTAAGTAGGTTGCGCTCAAAACTCTCTATCTTGCTCTTGGTTTCATCAATTTCACGCTGAAGATCCTTTAGCCTGCTGTCATCTACACCTAATTTAAGCTGTTCGTCTTGTAAATCATTCAGCCTATTCCGCAGTGCCTGTAGTGAAGTAGTGTCAACATTCACATTAAGCGGCTTTTGTTCAAGCTCTTTTATTTCTTTGTTTATCGCCTCTATTCGCCTACTAATTTCAGCAAATTCCTCTGAATTAGACTGAAAATCTATTCTGATCTGCTTATCTTGTAAATCTTTCAGTTCCTGCTTCAAGCGAGTCGTGATCGCTAGGATGCTATTTGCATCAGCATCAACAACAATCTTTTGCTGATCAATAAGCTCAAGTTGCTTCAGGATCTTCTGAATCTGGCGCTCAAGTTCAAGTAACTTGCTTGCATCAGTATCTACATTAACCTTGCCCTGCACATTTCGCAGATAATTTAACTTTGCCTGCAAGCCATCAATTGTTCGATCATCAATGCCAATTATCAGCTTGCGCTGCATTATCTGATCTATCAAACCCTTGATAATCTTTATTCTTGTCTCAAGTTTATCAAAACCTGCTGTATCAGCACCAATCTTAAACTGAAAACTCTCTAGCTTATTCAGCCTTGTATAAAGCGCTGCTAGGCTTCTATCGCTAAAGCCCTGAATGCCTTTTGTTAAATTCTCTGCAATCTTTTGCCCTGCTTTCGCTGCTCTATCTTCGATTTCCTGAAAGCCACGCAGAATTGCGCTCAGGTCTGCATCAACGACATATTGAAAATCACCACTCATGGTACTATCGCCTCACATGGATTCGTCCAAAAAATCACCACCTGATCTAGTATTCCAATATCCTGTGAGCTTTCTTCTTCTGTGAACCGATTAAAAACATTCTGCCGAACAGTTGCGCCAGGCAGCAATGCAATGATTCTGCTGATCACCAATTGCAAGTCTTCAATTGATCGCCAACCCATGACATAAATTCTCCACGATAAATTCAGAATTGTCTCGCCAGTTAGCAGTACCCTTGCGTTATATCCAGCAATAGCAGAAATAATGATCTCAACACCAGAGATTCCCGTTCCTGGTGGTAGCTGCTCACTAGCAGATAACACAGTTATGGATGGCCTAGTTTCACCACCGGCAAAGACATATGTTCCTAGATTCGCTGCAATAGTGGTATCAGCCACCAGCAGGTCATAAATCTCACCAGCCGTCACGGGTAGTGCCATGCCTTAGCTTGCCAACCCCACGGCAAGCTGTAGCAAGACATCCAAACCCGTATGTCCTCATTTGAGCTTTCAATTGGTCAGCAATTTGATGTGAAGCGTATGAAACGCATCATTGATCAAGAGACTGACATCAATAATCTTAGAAAATTAACGAAGCAGCTTCTTGAGGCATGGATGTCTCAAAAAGCTGCTTGTAACTGGCTGATCAAGCAGCAGGCCGGATCAAATCAGGTGTCAAACTCCAGCTCGTAAGGGCCGTAAGCCTTGAGCGTGGAACTCCACTTCACGATACCGCCAGCGGGAGGGGTCTCCTCAAAGCCGGTGAAGCGCCCGAAGCCGTAGGTTTTCTCGGTGAAACCAACAGGGCCAACCCGAGCATATTTAACCATCAGCTTTTCGCGGACGGACTCTTTTGCGCAGAGGCGCAGCAGCTTGTAGGCCGCATCGCTGTGGTTGGTAACACCTTCGATCGTCCAGCTGAAACCCTTTGCGGTAGCAATACTGGTTTCAAAGGATTTTTGCTCATCGTCATAGGTGACGATGGTTTCTTCCTGCTCAGACTCAGAAGGTGCCGCGTTGGTCAGGCCCAGCAGCCTGATTGGATTGTCGGTGCCATCCAGGTCAAGCGTTGCAGTGCCAACCGTGATCGCAAGCGTAGATCCAGTGCCAGTCTTGGCAACCGCTGCTGTATTGCTCAGCAGCGTAGTCGTGGTCATGAATGTGCTGAACGATGCCAGATCAGCAAAATCAACCGCACCGGCCAGCAGTGGCACGATGTAGAAGTTGTACCCGTAGGCCTGTGAATAAACCTGTGCCACTAGAATGCCGTGGTAGTAACATCCTTATTGGTCCCACTGCTTAAAAGCTGCCCGGACAGCTTACGGAAAGCTGCTTACAACCCATCAGTGCACAGCCGTGAGCTGCTACCCGCGTGGCGTTTGCCACGTCCCACGAAACAAGAAAAAACCATTCCAAGCTAGGGTTTGGTGGAAAGGTCGCTTCTGGAGCCTTGGCTATTACTCGACTGTCATCGAAGCAGAAATCAAGGTGAATAATGTGTATCTGGAGATTCGTGAATGGCAAGAAATGCAGCTTCCGTCGCCCACACTGCTCCGCCTGTCCCAGCAACGGGCTCAGGTACTTGAAGCCAAATCACGCGATCTTGCTGACCCGGCCAGTGAAATGCCCTGATCTGTCGCTCTGCAGTAGCTTCAGTGATTAGAAAACCACTCCAGCCCCCTGCAACCTGTACTGGCGCCAGCAGGATTACATCCTCTGCAATCAAAGCAAGGAGCTTCGGTGGATCTTGCCCGCGACCAACATCCAATAAATCCTCATAAGCAACCAATGCAAACGATGGAAACTGCTCTTGCTTAATCAACTCAAGCATTGCAGCACCAGCAATCGCAGGTGGACGCTGACCAGGCTCCGAACCGCTCCACACACAAAATTCAGATAATGGCGGCTGATTACCTGAAACATGCAATGACCTGGTTAGCGCTGCATGTTTTGCTATTGGTAGCTCATGCCAGTGCAGTTGCTTCTCTAGCCATTGCTCTCCTTGCCTAAGCGCTTCTTGGATGTAGTCGATCGTGTTGAACGCAAAGCGGTCGGCTTCAAATTCTCTTGCGTGTGGCCAGAGCTTTCGACAGTCCCAATAGGTTTGTCCCCAGTCGTGGGGTTCGGGTTGGGCTTTCCCAGCGCTTCGACCATATCATCAATGATTTCCTCTGGTGTCTTCTGTACCGCACCACCATTGCGCTCGGATTCGACAAAGTTGTAGATCGCTTCCTGCAGCGGCTCAGGCAACCTCGCGCTATCATCATCGCTCCACTTTTCCATCGAAGGGAAGCGGTGTGATATTGCAGCAGTTACCGTGCGAAGCACTTGTTTCTTGTAGGCAGTAGCAATTTCACCTTGAATGTCGGCAATCAGCTGATTTTCATGCAACATCAACCGCTGCTCAGCCGGTGATAGCACAATAGGAATACCCATTCGTATTGAAATCATCCTGATACCAAGGCGCTGCACTTGCATTTCTGCATCACCTTTGCCATCAATAACACCCGTTTGAATCAGCTGCTCTGTATTTTTCAGCAGTGCATCCGCTAGGCGTGATGATTCACGGTAAATAATGCCCTGGTATTCGTGATCTGCAATGTAAATTGCCTCACCCGCTAGGATCGAGCCATAGACTGGAAATTCAAGCGAGCATTCTTCGCCATTAACCAGCGCAGAAACAATTTGTGTCTTGCGTTTTGGCGCAACAACAAACGGAAGTTGAGACATTATGGATGGTGGGTTGGTGGGTTAAGCAAATGATGCTTATTTTTTCTTCTTGCCTTTCTTTGGCATCTGCTCTTTCTTTGGCATTGGAGGCTTTTTAGCGCCTTTTTTTGCCATTCCCTTTGGAGAGTGGTCCATCTGATCGGTGCTTACGTGTGGTCTCCTTATTTTTCCCTGAACTTAGTCATCCATACATTGCGCAATCGCTGATCCAACGGAAACGGCGTGATGCCAGTCGTTGGCTGAGTGCCCATCACTGCCCCCGTCCAGGGCCTTGGCGGCAGGTAAACACGTCGTTGAGGGCCAATGAGGCCAGCCTCATTCTTTCGCCCCCAGGGGACGATATAAGCGCCCTCATGGACTGCTGTTGCATATTCAGCAGACCAATAAAAAGTAGCCTGAAACCTTCCTGTCATCTTCCATCTATGACTATCCTTTAAGGTTCCTGTATCAATGATATTTCGTGGGCTTGTCACAACTTCACCATTAACCCTTTTGGTCTCCCTTGGCCAGCTCCATGCAACTTCATCAAACGACTGCTGAAATGCAGCAGACAATTCACCCATCACAATCTCCACAGCACGTTCCGCAGCCTTTTCAGCTCTGCGTCGAGTTGCGCCACTATTTTGCAACCGTACACGAACCTTCATCCTGCCACCTGTAGTTGAATGCTGATCGAATCACCGATTTCCTGCCTCAATTCGGCTCCAACACCACCAATTCCATACGGATCACCGATTGCAAGAATTGTCGCTAAACCCTTCCTGCCATCTGTGCTATTCAGCACACCTAGGAAACCATCACCAATTGCCCCTGGCCTCAAGCCTGATGGCACCAGCCCTGTTGTATTCCACTGCAGCTGACTTGATGGTACAAGCCAATTACCACCTGATGGCAATACAGCCCATTGAGTAACATACCCCTTCAAAACCTGCCCACGCGGATTGACGCTAGGCAAATCAGCAGTATCAAACATTTCACCCTTGGCATAGCAATCAATAATCCACGAACTCGCGGCACCACTCGGCCCATTTCGCAATGAAACCGGCACCACGGGCTGCTTCATCAACAGCCTTAGGTTTGCATACGGTGCAAGATCAGTTGCCATCAGCTTCGCGCAAGTCGCATCACGCCACTAGAACCATACGCTTCAATTCCAAGTGTTTGCAGCACACGTCCTCTCAACATTTCAATCCTGGTTGTGATCACACCACCAGACGTTGAATCCGCTCTATTGCCAGACGTATATTTTACTTTCAATAAATCGGTATCCCATTCAATTACATCTAATTTCTTTCTTCTATCTTGCGCCGTCAGTGTAACACCAGGAATCGGCCCTTCATACGACTGCACATTCCCCAGGTGAGCAGTGCCATCAGCAATTTTATCCGCCCAATCCTGCTCCAAATCCTCAGCTTCATCCATCCATGATTGAATTTTGACCACCGTTTCTGATGATGTATCAGCCGCACGATTCATAATTGATGTCAACTGAGTTAAATTATGATTAGAAATCGGCCAGCCAGCATAGGAACGCACTAACTCGCGATCGCCAGCTCTCCAAGGACTATTGACCGATGGAATGGTGGTTGGCATGACGGAAAAATAGAGTGGCCACCATTAGGCCACCTATGGCTACGTTATCTTTCCAGATTTTTGAGGCACCTTCTGATGCCTTCAAGAAGCTGATCAAAACCCTTCACACTCTCACCAAAACCATGTCTGTTCTTGTTACCCGCCTGGCCACTGTCCTTGAATACCTCACCAGCAAGGATGCTGAACAACAGCAAAAAATTGCTGAGCTGTCCGAAGCCTTGGCGGCTGCACTGGCTAATGATGCTGCTGACGCCGAAACCATCGCTGCCGCTCAAGCCGACGCGGAAGCCGCTAAGGCCGTCGCTGCTGACGCCACCGCTAAGGTCGCTGAACTGCAGGCCCTGGCCGATGCAGACGCCACAGAGGATGCTGCTATCACCGCCCTGCTTGATGCCGTTTCCCCTCCTGGTGTAGAGCCCGCTCCTGTGCTTGAGGACGACCCGATCGCTGGCTGATGATCCTGCGATCAGTCGCTACAGTGCCCAGGGTTCAGCCCTGGGCTTTTTATTGCTGGCTTGCGGCCAAGATAGATCCTTTGCTCAAATGGCAATAACCACTCAGGCTCCTGGGCGGTCCAAAACTGGTGCTTGCAACGCTTGCAATTGCGAATCCGCACTCTGATACCATCATCCTGCATGGCTGTTGTTACAACATCTGAAATGTTGTGCCTGCACCTAGGGCAAGCCATTCCATTTGATGCCTTTGTCAACGTCTTTTCGCTTTTCTTTATTATTTTACCATGAGACTTCCGACTGATACCAAAGCACTAAACAAGGTGCTGACCGATATTCTGACTTCTGATCTTACACAAACGGAACTATCGAAGAAGCATGGCTGTAGTCGGCAACTTATTGCTGAAATCTGGTCCGGTAATGCACATAAAACAAAGTGCCGTCACCTCGGTCGCAGGCTGGAACGCAAGGCAACATGTCAAGACTGTATCTTCTGGCAATCTAAATATCAAAACTGTGATCTAGGCATCCCTGAATGCACGGAATTGGTCGGCTGGGCACGATCCTGTCCGTCGTTTGCTGCCATCCAGAAATGCAACAGCGTGTGACAATTCAGCAACCGCACCCTAATACAGCTTGTTTTGTAGCCACATCCTGCTCCCCCCAGAAATTGAATTGTAAAGCTGTGTTGCTACCTTATGGCCCTGTGCCTCAGGCAGCGTCTCAGCAGTAAAACGCAGTACCTGCCTTGTCGCGTCCTCATCACGAGCTGAAACCGTCGCGTGGAGCAGCAAAAATGCAGCAAGGTCATCTGGTAATGGATTTTGGTCGCCCATTGCGCAACTGCACCACTTAGGTGCTAATGTGGAACAGCTTACGCAGCATAACCCACCATGTTCAGCTCTACGCCACTTAAAGGCGAAGCACTCAAGGCCAAAGTTGCCGAGATGTCTCCTGCGCACGAATCCGTCCTTGCAATGGCCTGTGGCTACGTCACTAAGGTCGGCAAAGCACGTATTGCTGCCTTTAAGGATGCACTACTCGCAGCTCATGGCCTTGGCATTGAAAAGGATTCCAGCGAAACCAGGGGGCGTTCCCTGTCGTGGCGCGGGAAGGCAACCCCCAAGGGTGGCATGGTCATTTCCGGTGGCTACGGCGCCCTGATTGGCCTGGAACCAGGCTCTGAATTTGTCATCGCACACAACGGTGATCAGCTGATCATCAAGGCCGCAAATTCAGCCGCTGCCAATGGCGTTGCTTCGTTCAATGGCGATGCAGTCACCACCTATGACTCCATTCCAGTAGCCGCCTGATCACACACATGGGCCCTTCGGGGCCCTCCTTCAACCACCACGCACCACCACGCAACAATGAACGATTCAGTCCTAAGTGCCCCATCGGAGGCGCCACGCAAGGTTATTCAGATTGCCATTTCAAGTGGCCGCCTGTGTGCCTTATGCAATGACAATTCAATCTGGCATCTAGGCGAAAGCGGTCCATGGGTGATGCTCCCTTCCATCCCACAACCAGAGGCGAAATGACTATTCATATCCAATGGCAACACATCCTTGGCTTCATGCTTGTGGTAGTTCCGGTCTCAGCATGGGTACACAGGGAACATCAGATTCAAATTTGTGGCCAACTCACCATCGTGGAGGTATGCAAATGACTCTCGACTTTGAAGGCATCGACGAGTTTTGGTGCCGCCTGGAAGATCGTGAGGACGAAGGCGAGCCGGAAGAGCCTGATCCATCGCTGACAGCAGAGCAGCGTTCACCTTCGTTGATGGAGAGAAGGTGATGGACTGGAGAGACGCAGACGTGCTCAGTTGCATTTTTGTTTTGACTCTGCTGACACTTATTGGGTTTGTGCCCTATGCCGCCATCAGGGAAGCACAAGTTTTACAGCCAGAGCTAAACAAGAATTGCGGGACAACTTACACCGTTGCAGAACTCTTCTGGGCTGGCGACAGCTTGCAAGAGCTTTGCAAGATGCGCGAACAGCGCTTAACCATCAAAGGTGATCAGTGATGGAACACACCCTTTTGATCCTGATTGGGGTTGGCCTGATCTGCGTTGGGTTCCTATCAAGCTCCTGGGCTCTGCAGGTGTTCTTCGGATTTGTTGGTGGCCTGGTGATTGCTTCTGTTTTGGAAGAGGTGGAATGACCGAAACTCTCTACATCAAAAAAGGCCGTCGTTACATCCCATGGGGCAACCTTGGTGATCGAAACTGGCATGACGGTGATCCAATGCGGATCGGCACTTTCAGGCTGATTCATTGCCCTGCACCTGGCCATTATCGCTATCAACATGATGTGACTCCCGATACGGCAGCGTTCTTAGCTGCCTGCGATGTAGCGCAAGTGGCGATGGAAAATGCGATGGCCGAGCGGGCGGTTTATACGTCAAATGAAGCTGTTACTTACACAGCTCAGCAGCAAGCAATCATTGAGCGTTTTCGCAAAGAGATGGCCGCTGCTGGCGCAATGTTGCCTGTGTTCTGGCAATCAAGTTCACCTAGGGATATTGCTGAA